AGCGTGTTGAAAGTCATGCGTCCCGGAGCGTCGAAGCGCTGGGTCTCGACCTCGGCCGTCTGAAAGACCTCGGACAGGTCAAGGCGCCGGCTGTCGTAGGTGGTGGCGGTCAGGCTGATCATGACGTCACCCCCACGAGGCTCACGGCGTCGGTCTTAAGCCATCCGTAGCCCGCCACGTAGTACGGGGCCGCGGTGCCCTGCTCGATGCGCGTAAGGGCCGCCGTCTCGCCGGAGGCCGTCCCGAGGATCAGGTCGGCGGCGGACGTGCGGTAATACGTGCCGTTGAGCACCAGGGACGCGCCCACGACCATCTGCGGCGTGTCCATCTCACGCACGGCCGTGACGCTTGCCAGGATCGCCTTGGAGCCCTGCTCCGTCCCCTGCATGAGCGCCGCGCCCGGCCCGGTCACAGCGGTGCCGGCCGAGTTGATCACGGTCATCTGGGAGACGCCGTAGAAGCGGTACTCCCGGAAGGTGACCTCGTAGTACAGGTCGTCCGGCTCGCCGCCGCGGTCGCTGAATTTGAGATCACTGATGACGCACTGCATATTGGTGTCGTAGTCGATGGAGCGAGAGATGATCAGACGGCACTTCGTCCGGCCCTTCCACGCACGCTCCAGGGCCTTAGCCAGGCTCCTTGCGCTCGCTGAGCCGTGCACCCACGGGTCTGAGCGGTAGCCGGGCAGGAAGGACGAAAAAGAGATCTCCCGGAGTGCGGGCTTCTGCGGGACCAGCACTTCTCCGAGGCCTGCGATCTCCGCAGTCTTGTCGGTGCTGGGGTGCGTCACCTGGAGCTCCTCCGGGTTGACCGGGAGGGTGTACCGCTTCCCGCCGATCTTGATGTAGATCATGGTATCCGGATTAAGCATGTGCCCTCCTTAGTACGCGTGGGACACAGAGGTCTGCGCCGCCATCTGCTCAATCAACATCCGTTTCAACCTGTCTGCAACATCCTGCGCCGTGACATTCCCTGACGCACCTGCGGGCAGATTTACAGTGATTTCGGGCGCAAGCGTTTTCAGTTCGACATTGTTCATGTACCGCCGCTCTGCAAGGTCACGATAGATTTTCAAATCCTCGTCAGACAGCTTGACATTATCGACCTTACCGACCTTGCCGACCTTGCCGGTGTTGCCGCCGTTAGGCATGGCGTTCGCGGTGTTGGTGTCGATGTCCTTCAGCAGGTCTGCGAAGTTTCCAAAATCGTTCTGCCCCGCCATTCCCTCGCGGACACCGTTTGCCCAGTCAGCTCCAGCCTTTCCGCCGTTGACAAAGCCCTCGACCAGCCCCACAGCATCAAAGCGCTGGAGGGAGACGTGCTCCGGAGCCGGGGTGTTGGCCATAGCTTCGAGGCCCTGCGCCGCGGCTTCCACCGCATCGGCAAAGCCGAAGCTGCCGACCTGCGCCATCTCCCCGACTGCGCCGATCTCGACGCCGGGGATCCTGTTGAGCGCCTCGATCAGCTTGTTGATGCCGCCGATCGCTTTATTGGCTCCGGCAATAAAAACATTTGCGATTGCCGTTGCCGCCGCATCAGCACCGTGAGCGACGCCGGCAAAGGAGCCGACCACACCGGATGCCATGCCGGCGAAGCGGGTCTGGATCGCGTGGGCGGACTGCAGATATACGTTGTAGAGCTGTTCTGCCACCATGATGCCGACATTCGCGAGGTTCGCGAGGATATTCATGATCCCGCCGAAGACCGCGCCGACCACCGTAGAGACGATGACAAAGACCTCTCCGATATGGAGCACTCCGCCCGCCACCCCGGTGATCATCGTCCACAGGTTGCCGACGATCGTGCCGATCGCATTGAAGGCGGACCCGATGGTCTGGATGACCAGCCCGATCACGCTCCCGACAAAGTAAAAGCCCGCGCCGAGGGCGTTGACGGCGCCCATGACGGCCGGGCTGTTGACGATGTCAGAGATCGCCTTTCCGATAGGCTGGAAAGTGCGGATGCCCATGTTCTTCGCCTGCTGGGCGACGTCCCCGAAGGTTTTCGGGATGGCCTGAAACTCTTCGTCTATCTTTCCCGCCGCACCGAGCATGGCGCTTTTCACAATGTCGGCTGTGACTTTTCCCTCGGAAGCGACCTTCTTCAGTTCTCCTACCGTGATGCCCATTTCCTTCGCAATCCTTTGGGCTATCTGCGGAGCGTTGGACATGACGATGTTGAGATCCTGGCCCCGCAGCACACCAGTGGAGAGTGCCTGTGTCAGGTTATACATGGTCGAGGAGATGCCGGTCGCATCCGTTCCGGCGATCTTAAACTGCTTCTGCATCGCCTCCACGAAGGCCGTCGCCTCGTCCATGCTCTTAAAGGTGTCGCCCGTCTGGCTCTTCAGGGACGCCACGGTGCCCATCATCTCCTGATAAGATCCGCGGGACCGCTGCGCAGCCTGATAGATCATGTTCTGCACGCGGGCCGTTTTCTGCAGGTCGCCGGTAATGCCGTTGATGCGTGCCTGGACCTGCGTCAGCTGGTCAGACAGCTGCACCGCAGCCTTGACCGTCTGGAAGGTCGCAAAGCCCCCCGCCGCCTGCAGAGCGGCTTTCCTGAGTCCGGCTGCCCCGCCGGAAGCTTTCATCAGCTGCTCCGTGATCTTCCGCAGCGGCGACGTGGCCCTGTCGACGATCTCGAATACTTCCCGGATTCCAGCCACGGGCACACCTCCTTAATTTCTGTTTCGTGATTTCATTTCCTTCAGCGCCATCTGCCAGCACAGCGCGACCTCCCGGTCGCTCATAGCGGCGACAACGCTCGGCGGCGTCCCGTGGTTTACAAAAAGGTAGTAGCTCAGAGCCACGTCACGGGAGTCGCCCTCGATCAGTTTTTTGCCTCTTCCTCGTCCTTGAGCAGGCTGTCGGCGTCGAAGCCGTTGAGCTTCATGATCTCGCCGACCAGTGCGCTGTACTCACCGGAGAGGAGCATCTTGCCTGGTACCATCATCGGGTCGAGCACTCCGTACGCTTCGCACATCCGGCTGTCCTGGAAGTCCGGCTGGACGGTGCACTCCACGATCAGGGCGTTGGTGTACGCTGCCGTGTCGAAGATCTCCGTCGTGCTGCCGTTCACCAGCTTGCGCCGGGTGTACTTCTTGATGAGCTGTGAGTTTTCACCCTGCGGGATCGTCTTGATCTCGAAGGGCACCGGCTTCCCGTCCTCGCCGACGAAGCGCTTGGATACTTCTACTTTTTTGGTCTCTTCCACCGCGATCGGGTGGAGAAAAGCTTCTAAAACTCCCATGTGATTCAGTCCTCCTTGGTTTGCGTGACTGTGACAACTGTGACAGCTATGACGGCGTTTCCTTACGCGTGTATACGCGCAGGCACACGCACGCGCCTCGCGCGCGCATATATGCTATCTCTAATCTGATTACTCTATTAGAGAATCTGTCACAGCTGTCACTGTCACGGGTAAATGGTCTTTTCCAGTCAGCTGCCCAGCTGGTCCGGGTCGTGGAAAGCTTTGAGGACGGCGACGTCCGTGAAGGAAAAGCCGACCTCTTCCTCCAGGAACTCAGCGTCCGCGTCGAGCATGGCGATCGGGACCTTGGACAGCTTGCAGTTGTAAAGCACGACGATCTGGGAGCCCACGGAAGTGGACGGGTCGTCGTTGACGATCTGCATCGAGAAGTAGGGCAGGCGGCCCGTCTTGCGGTACTCCTGCAGCATCTCGAGGAAGTACGGAGTACCGTAGTAGATCGTCATGGTGCCGGTCTGCGTCACGCCGGTGGTCTTCTTCTGGACCAGGGTCGTGCCGATGACCTTGAAGTCGGATTCCTGGAACTCGGCGTCCGCCTGGATCTTCTTGGCGCCGAAGAGCTCATGGTTCCGTCCGTCTTTGGTGAGGATCGCCTTGCCCGACTTACCGTTCAGGGCGTCCCGTTCAAGCAGAAAGCTCATAGGTCATCTCCTTTCTCATGCCGCCGCGACCGCGACGCTCACGGTGACGGACATGTAGATCTTCTCGATGCTGTCGACCGGCTGGATCGCGATGTTGATCAGCACGGAGTCGATGCTGTCGCCGGCAAGGACCTCGACATCTTCCGCCGTGAAGTTCTGGATGCCGCCGTTGGCCTGCATCTCGTTGAGATAGCCGACCAGCCAGCCACGGAGCAGGCTCCGTCCGGTGTCGTCGTTGTCGACCTTGCCGATGTAGTGGTTCGCGAAGTGCTCGTAGGTGTCATTGCAGAGCTGCATGATCACGCGCATCACGCGGTTCTTTTCAAACTCGGCGCCTTCGGTCGGGGTGACCGTGGTCTTGGAGTTGATGTCGCTGCAGATCTTGACAATGCCGAAGTCGTCGATGAAGGCGATCTGGCCGGCCTCGATGGCTGCCGCCGCCTGATCATCGGTGAGCTTCGGGTAAGCCGCGACTGCGGTCGGATACTGCGCATAGGTCAGGCTCTGGTAGTACAGGGCACCGGCCTCAGCTCCCGCGACCCACCAGACGGTCTGCTGCGGGGTCAGGACAGAGCCATCCGCCAGTTTCACACCGTTGTGGACGCTGATGACGTACTTGCTGTTCTGTCCGGCGAAGTTGCCGATCACGAGCTGGCACTTACGTCCCACGGACTCGTTGAGCCGCTTGACGAAGGCGACATACGCATCGATCACGGTGGTGGTCTCGCCGTCGTATGTCAGGATGTCGAAGCGGTACGGCTCGATCGCGGTCAGGAAGGCTGCGTCGTCCGCCACGGCGACGGTCGGGTCAACGCCGCCGGTCAGGGCGGTGCCTGCGGTCGCGGAGAGTGCGGAGCCGCTGAACTCGACCCACGCATTGGCGGTCAGGTCTCCGACCGCGTTGACGTGCTGGGTGCCTGCCACCGCGCCGTCCACGATGGTCTGGACGTCGAAGTAGCCCTCTTCGTCCGGATCCGCGATGACCGCGATGGAAATGTCATTGCCGCGGGTGCCCTCATAGAGCGCAGTCGCGGTCAGCTCTCCGGCGGTAGCGGACGCCTTCACGCCGCCCGTGCCGGTGTAACGGTACAGATAGATCTTGTTCGGCCCGGGGGTCACGTCGGATCCGCGCATCATCTCGCGCAGGAACTGCGCCTGCTCGGAGCCGATGCCGTAGCCGATGACCGGCGTCACGTCCTGCCCGGGAGTGATCTCCTGGACTTCGCCGAGCGGGCCCCAGGACAGCGCCTTGGCGATGGCTACGATGCCCTTGTCGCCTGCGTTGGCCTGGACTGCCGGCTGGCTCTTGACGTTGATGTAAACGCCGGGGAGTTTCTTGTTCTGGGATACCCAGGTTCCTCCAGCCATAAGCTGTTCCTCCTTTACTTGCTGTTGAGGACGGCCTCGATGGCCGCCTTTGCCTCCGCGATGGTGTACTCAGGCTTGGTCAGGATCACCCTGACAAAGTCCTGCTGGTAGCCAGCGAGGGCCTTGGATCTGATGAGCCACGCGGTAACATATTTGACCTCGTGGTCAGTTGCTTTTGACTTGGACATCTGTCTCCTCCGTCTGCATAGGGATGTGCTCCACCGGTTTCGAAACTCTCTGCGAGATCCGCAGCCGGTAGTGCAGCTCCTGGTCCTCGATACTGTAGTCGCGCTCATGCGTGTGCAGCGGGACTGGATCCTCGCCGGATCCGTCCGAGTACGGCACGGTGTCCAGGATCTCGTCCAGCGTGTCCGCGACCCTGTAGAGCTCCTCGTTCGCGTCGGGCACGTTGCGTTCCTGCACGTAGACCACATCGAGCGATATGTTCCGCATGTCACGCGCCGAGAGCTGGTCACGAATGTCCGACGGGCGGAGGAAGATGTAAAAGCATGAGTAGCCGGATTTTTGCTGGGTCGGGCTGTCGTGGATGTCCACGCCCGGAAATGCAGACCTTAGCGCACCCGCCACGCTCTGGATCAGATATTCGATCGAGTAGATCATGACAGTGCCCTCCTCACTTCTATGGCGAGCATCCGTTTGACCTCGCTCTTATACTTCTCCTTCGCCGCGTCGACCATGTACCTTCCGGGCACGTAGTCGGTCTTGACGCCGACCATCAAACCGCCGTCACCGGCAGGCTTGCCGACCAGCATCCCGCCCTCTATCGCGAGGTGGGAAGTGAAGTGCCGGTCGACCCGGTGCCCCTGGTCCACGTAGGACGCGTACTGCATACTGTTGACGAGCTCTGTCTTTCCGTTGACCGGCCGCGTGACACTGTCCAGCGTCCAGTGCTGCGCCAGGTCTCCGGTCCGTGCATTGACGCCCGCGATAGCCGCGCCGCCGTTCGGCGGGGTCTTCTCGGTCGCCTTGTCGACCGCCGCGATCGTGGCCGCCTCAGCGACCTTGTTGATGATCCGCGGGACGTCCGCCTGCGCTTTCTTAAGCTCCGCGAGCCTCCTCTGGATGTCTGCACCGAATGTCGCCATGCCCGCACCTCACACCACGTTGTCCGCGTGGATCCCGACCTCCATGTGCTCGAGGCCGGTCGCCGCAGCACCCACGGGGTCGAAGTAGAGCACCGGCTGGGAGGCGATGTACCGGACAGGCTTGGTCTGCCTGCCCAGCGCCGCGCCGCGCGTCACGATGAGCTCGTCGCCCGCCTCAACGTCCGCATCCACCGCGCAGGCGAGCTTCTCGTCCCCGTAGACCGCCGAGGCGGCCTGCCTGAGGTTGAGGTTGTTCTTCTGCGGCGAGTAGATACGGCAGGGCACAGCGGACGCCACCAGGACGCGTTCCTGACGTGTCAAGGCGCCTGTCGTGACCGCCTCCACGCGGTAGATGTCCATGAGGTCCGTGAACCATGAGGAAAGTTGATACATGCCCCCCACCTCCCTCAGATCGCGTACATGCCAGCGATGCCGATCATGCGCGCCATCGTGGCAAGCTGGGAGCCGTATTTCGTCAAGTTCCACGCGCCCCACTTCTCTGTCCCTGCGTTGGTCGCCGCGTTGTCGTACCCGAGCGACGTGTCGCCCAGCGTCGCGGTTTTGACCGTGCCGACGTTGGCGCTGTTGCCAGCGGTAGCGGTAGGCGTGGAGCCGTCCGCGTAGGTCTGCAGGCGGAGCGCCGCGAGGTGGGCCGTAAAGAGCCCGGCGGCCATCCGCCAGTCCGGGCCCCATCTGGACGGGACCACGGAAGCGTTGGCGCTGTCAATCATCCGCTGCAGGATGGATTCCGGCAGCATCGGCGTATAGCTGCCCTCGCCGGTGCAGGGTGCCACGTCACGTGTGAAGAACTCCGGGAAGTCCTCCTGGAACTGCTCCAGCGTGTAATCCCCGGCTTCGCCCGGTCCGGGGACGTTTGCGGCGGTCCGGCGGACACCCGCGAAGAGCGGGACCATCGGATTCGCCGGTACTCCGTCAAAGGGCCACATAGCGCCTCCTTACTTCTTCCGGGCCTTCTTCGCCGGTGCGTCCGGGCGGATGTCCGCCGCGGCCTGAGCGGCCTCAGAGACCGCGTCAGCCGCATAGACGGCCTTGTCCGAGGTAGAGCCGGGGACCATGATGTCGCCGCCCCTCACAGCCGCCTGGAAGAGCGGGTGCTCCTGCAGGTAGTCCGGGACCTCGCCCATGAAGTCACGCCGCACCTGGAAGGTGCTGCCGTCGGAAAGCCGGAAAATGAAATTCTTTTTGGATACGATGAACATGTGATTTAGTCCTCCTTCGTGTAATCAAAAAGGGAGGCTGTATTGCCTCCCTTCCTGGTTCGTCTCCGCCGGATCAGATGCCGTCGGTGTAAAGAATCGTCTCCGGATAGAAGACCTCAGTCTCGGAGACGTTGCCAGCGTAAGCGGTGTCATAGGAGAAGCGCTCCGCGTTCGGCGTGGTCATCGCTCTGGTGAGCGGGACCAGCTCGTCGACCGCGACGAAGCGCTCCTTGTTGCTGTACACGATCATGCGGTCAGTGCTGCCGGTACCGGCGCCCTTGCACCACACGGTCGCGCCGATGAACAGGTCGACGCCGTTCTTGCCGGACACGTTGTTCTCCTCGAGGAAGGTCAGGATGGTCTTCTCGGCGAGATTGGTGACCTTGGTGGTGGCGATGTAGTTGTACTGCTCATACGGCAGCAGGATGTGGTTCGGAATCGCGTCGAGGTCGTAGGCAGCGCGCGCCCAGGTTGCGAGGATCGCGTTGTTGACCATCTCCAGGATCTCGTCCGGGGTTGCGGTCGCCCAGGTCTTGGTGGCGTTGGTGATCACGACGTCCGGGTTATTGATCAGGCCGGTGGTGCCGTACTTCGCAAAGCCGGCATAGACGTTCTCGTCCATGTGCTTGTCGTACGCCATACGGAGGCCGTCACGGAGCAGGGTGTCGATGTTGCGGCTCGTCATGTTGCCCTTCTGCATATCGATCCAGAAGACGCGGGTGCCGGCGTAGATCGCGTGGGTCTTCCACAGATCCTTGCCAAAGTCAGCCTGGATCAGCGGGATGCCGTCAGCAGAGCCGGAAGCGACCATTCCGTCGCCGGAGCCGCCGGTGAGGCCATAGCCCACATTCATCGCGGACACGAACTCAGCCCAGCCGCCACCGACGCGGATCGGGATGTCTCTGCTGTAGGTGAAGCTGGTCAGCGGGGTGCGGACCAGCATGTCTCTCTTTTCGAGCTCGGAGGTCAGGAAAGCCTGACCGGATGCGATACCGGCAGCGTCCATCACGTAGGGCTTGGACGCTCCGGACATGGTGTCGAGCTTGGTGATGCCAACATTCTTAAAAGCCATGTCTTATCTCCTTTCTGTCTGTCGATCAGGCGTGCAGGGTGGTCAGGATGCGGATCTCTGCGACGCCGTTGACGTCCGCAGCGCCCTTCCACTTGACGTTGGTGAGCTTCACGGAGTTGTTGCCGTCTGCCGCCGCTTCAAAGCCGCCGACGACCGCGTTCGGAAGAGAAGCGTTGGCGGTGATACGCAGGTAGACGTCACCGTCCAGAGCCGGGGTGCCGTTCTGGCAGATGACGTTGACGCAGCCGCGCTTGATGACCGGAACGGCGTCATACTGTGCGTAGCTTCCCACGTTCTGGTTGAGGTAGTTCAGCGCGCTCTTGACTTCGCGGACTGCGACGCCGACAAAAGCGGCCGCGGTGTCGCCGGTGGCTGCGGTGCGGACTGCACCGCCGGTGCCGTAGACGACGCCTGCGCCAAAGGCGATCGCGCCTGCTGCCGGGTGGGTGTCGATAATGGTGTCAGGCTGTCTGGAATAGGATCCAGCATAGCCGTGCTGCAGG